TTATCTACAGCCTCAGTCTGTGCACGAGTTTGGTCGGCATAGTGCTTGTTGCGTTGTTCAACAAATTCATCTGGGGTTTTGCAGAGTACCAATCCGCCGATCTCAATATTGTCTTTATATCGACTAGTTGGATCAACTAACATCTGGAACTGGGGTTGCTCTTCAATTCGTACTGGCTCCCAACCCTCACGCAGTTTTGCGGATAGATTGCGAGGATCAGCCTGATTAAGAGTGGCTACACGAATCCAACGATAGGAAAAACCTGGTTGCTTATCAGGTTCTGGCAAGAGCTCTGGTTGAGCCCAAGCGGTAGGACGCTCATAAGTTGTGCGGGTTTCTAGTTCACGAGTAATTCTGCTTGCAGTCATTTTTAAACCTCCAATTTTAGTACTTCACGGGAATATTGCTCAGGGCTCAGGCCCAGTTTCTTAATCAAGGCCATCTGCGACGTTTTCAGCTTCACCTGTTTGGAGGATGTGCTGCGTGTTGCCGGAGCTACTACCGTGCTAGGCTTAGTCCGCTGAGGAGTTTGATTCTCTTTAGGCTCTACCGTACTGCTGTCTCCATCTAACTCAAAGTATTCAGGAAACTTTTTGCGCATGGTTTGATCGATGCGCTTGTAATACTGGTCGGTACCAACAATATCCTTGCCGTACTCGTCCACTAATTCTTCATGTACGCCAACAGCGAAATTTGACATGGCTTTTTTGGTGCCATACCAAGGATTTTCATCCAACCAGGATTGCGTTTTGGCGTCAACTCTGGGTCGTTGTTGCTCTACTTGCTGTATTTGTACTTCATTTTCATCTTCTTGTAAAGCAGTAGGCTTAAATTGTTTTGCTTGCTGTGCTGCATAAGTAGCTTCGCTCAATTTAGATTGTGCTTCAACAACGCGGTCGGCATCACCAGACTCAAGCGCTTCTTTATATTCGCGCTTAGCCATTGTTACCTGAGTTTCTGTTTGGCTCTGTACCGTTTCAATATAGGTTTTTTCACCTGCAGAGTACTGAGCTTTGAGCTTTTTGTTCTCTTCTAGCACCCGTTTTGCCAAATCAAGGGCCTCTTGCTGCTCACGCTGGGCAGCTTCTTTAGCCCTACGCTCGTCATTCCAGACCTTTTTGTACTGCTGGAGCCGTTCTTTTTGGTCTTTAGGGGCTAATTCTGCCTCTTCTTCATCAGTAGCAGACTCAAGAACACGTACCTTTTCTGCAGGCATTGGCTCTTTATTCCGGTCTTCTGGGGGTGTATCGTCCTCGATTTCGATACTAATAGTATCGTCATCTAAGGGTTTACCCTTAGCTTCTAATTCCTGATCTTGTTCATCGGGAAACTTAAATTCGTCTCTATCCATTTTAATGCTCCTTAAGCGCGTTTAATGCCACGTGGGTCCTGAACTACGGCTTCCACTGAGTCATCGTTAATCATTCGGAATTCACGTCCATGAATCAAAAGACGTGTGCCAGCATTTGGTCTGACAATTACGAAATCACCTTGCTTGCACCAAGGTCCGTTTGGAAAACGGGTTTTGTCGTTGTAGCAGTCGGGACCTAAACTAACCACAAACAGAACAGTAGCTAGCCGCTCTTCGAAGTTAATAGTTGCGTCTGCTTTTAAGATTCCGCTTTCATACTCTTCTTCTACTTCAGGGATAGCGCAGAGGATGCGATAGCCTGATGGGTTTGGAAGTTGCCTAGCTTTCTCTTCGTCTGATGCTGTGTACTGATAACTACCTACTACTTGTGGACTATTTGGGTTTGATCCAATTAGTATTTCACTCATCTGAATGCTCCAGGTTTTTTGCGAGGTCATTTAATTCCATCTGCGCAGTAAGAAGACCTCGAATCTTCCCACACATAAACTGGTACTCGGCATAGTCTTTGGCTGTGCCGGTTCCCAAACTTTCTTCAAGTCCCTTAAGTTGAACCTTTAGTTTTTGATCTAAAAGCTCGAGGGTTTTATCCATCATTTGTTCTCACCTTTTTTAGGGGTTTGTTGGCGACTTTGTTGCGACATTAACTGCGCCCGGGACTTAGCTAAGTCAATACCTAGTTTGGCCCCTAACTCTTGCTCTTTAGCTGCACGGTTCTTGTCATCTTGGTTTGTTTTAATTACTGCATTCATACCGGCGATCTTCTCTTGGGAAGCAATCCGATCACGCTCGATCTGAAGCTGGTCAGCTCTAGCTGCAGAGTCAGCCATGAGTTTCTTCTCTTTAATAGCAACCTCAGCCTGCTTGATCTGTAATTCTTGTTGCTGCATTTGAATGATTGGATCTTGCGCTGCTTGTTGAGCGGCTTGCGCCTGTTGCTCTTGAGTATTACGTTGTAACAACTGTTGCGCTGCAATAGCAGCCCGTTGCGAAATAGCAACTTCAAGCATCTCTGGCATCTGACGCTCTGTTGGGTCTGTCTCATCTGGGTGGAATGGCAACTCAAGATCCATCTCCATTTCCATCTGCTTGCGGTACTCGTAGGCAATGTGCTCATTAATGTGCGCTAGCATAGCTGCCTGCATGGACTGCGCTTGTGGGTTTTGCCCAACTAGCTGCATGATTTTTGGATCTTTCATCGCTGCCATATGAACTTGGATATGCGCTGGGTGATCCTGATACAAGAACGCCTTGACTGGCTTCATCATCAGAATGTTAGCGTTCTCGCTAACTGGATCTTCTGGTACCTGATCTTCTGGCAGCTTAACTAATTTTTGTGCATTCTTAATACCAAGCACATCAAGCATCTGACGATGCAGTAGTGGTAGGTTATAAAGCTGAGGTGCACCTTGGGCTAGTTGTAGAACTGCTTGGTACTGAACAATTTTCTGCGCCATGGTTGACGCATTAGGATCACTAACTGGGATGACGTCGCAGTCATCGTAGTCCGTTTTCTTCGCACGTGCAGGACCTTCGTTTGGCTCGTAGTCATACTCATCTGGTGTGTAGTCACGGATGATGTCACGTAGTAACTTAAGCTCTTCCTTGAGCGAGTAGTGGATGCGCGCCTGAACAGCAGACATGACTTTCATCGTCCGCTCTAATATAGCGAGCGTTGTACCCACTGGTGCTTGCCCTGACATATCGCTGACGTTTAAGTCAGCAGCAGATGCAAAGCGACGACCTTCTTCAATGATTTTATCTAAGAGACCAGCCAGAACTAAGCTAGGCTCTTTATATGGCAACGGCATGATGTTGTCACGCATAGTGCCACTTGGCACGTCTACATCTCGGAACTCCCCTGGGCTAATTGGGGTGTCATCGCCTTTAGTACGTAGTCCGCGAGTCTTGAATCCGCCGGGCAGGTTGCTAAGTGATCCAGCATCCACGAGCTGCCTAAGTATGGAAGTTCCCGACTTAGCAAATGCACCGATAAGATGAATGAGACCGAAACAATAGAAACCAAACCCAGGAATATAACCGTAGTGAACAAAGTGATTACGTTTTTGTTTTTTATCATCTTCAGGCCTATAGTTACGACGAATAGATAAAATCTCGCCGGAGGACTTCTCAATAGTCACGATGTACGGCAGCGCAATCCCAGTAGGCTCACCATCTTTATCCACATCTGGATACTCATCTAGGTCAAGGTCAACCTGCATCTCAAGCAGCTTGTATCTGTCGTCGGTCGATGCTCGAAAGCCCATCTTCTCAGCGATCTTCTTCTCAACTTCATCAAATGTATCGGTTGGGTCAGAGAGCTCAATATCTCTGTAGAAGCCAGCCACTTGCAACTTGCGTAGCTCGTTTTTAGTCTTGCGCATCACATGAGTAATGCGTGGTGATTGTGCTAGTGACGCTGCACCGTAAGGGACAACTAAGTCTTCTGCTGGTACAAACATCGAGACCTGGCGATCCAAGCTCGGGTCAAAATACACTTTTTTAAACGCATTACCTGAGAGGCCCAAGCCCCAGAGCATGCGCTCTGTCTCAGGTCTGTACTCTTGCATCACGTCGGTCAACTGATAGTTCATGTCATCCTGAACCCGCTCTGCTGCTGCTTTTTTCTCTGGTGTCTCTTTACCGATGATCTGTGTCTTAACGGGACCTGCGGCTGGGAAAATAGCCATGATGGTCTCAGCTTGGAACTTAACCAGTGTCTCACTTAATAGTGGGTGATACACGCCGCAAGCACCTGGCCATGGCTCCATGCGCTCCTCGATCTTCATACCAAGCAGCTGTAAGCCATCAACGTAAGTCTGTACCCAGTCTTTGCGTGAGCTGATGTCCTCATCAAACTCACCAATTAAATCCCCTGATAACTCAGCCAATTCCGAGTCACTCATGTACTCGGCTAAGTTTGCATCGAAGTCCTCCGCGCTTGGCTCTGCCTTTTCAATCCGAAGAATGGGGTTGCCATCAATATCTAGCTC